CTGAAACAACGAAAATGCCTGAGGCTCCGTTGGGAAATTGCATATCAGTGCGGACCTCCGCACCGCACTCACAAGTTTTTTTCAAATCTTTGATACCAAAAGTCATCTTTGTAACAGCAGCATTCAAAAATTGGAAAGAGATATCATCCATTTCTTCAAACTCTTTTAATTTAGCTTTGATACCGTCGTATGTTATTGCAGTTCTACCTGGTAACATAAATGGAATAATCTTTAAGAAAGAAAGATTTGGTGTTCTTTTTTCATTATTTTCTTTGACAATATAGTCGGTAAATGCTTTTTGTAATCCAATATTTGGAGGAGTTAATTCAAAGTTTTTACCATTGACCGTTTTGAAATTAAAAGTTCTTGAAGACAAACTAAAATATTTTTGTAACTTCTCATCGATATCATAATAGTCAAAGTGATTTCTGTTTAATTCTATTTTTTGCTCAGCACCACAAGCACCACAATTTAGCGTAACAGCTAAAGAGTTTCCTTGTTGAAAAGTAAGCTCTCTAATTAAAAATATTAAATATAACCTGTCCTGGTCTTTAACCTCAAGAAATGATCCAACTTTACCATCAGGGTATTTAATCCTAACACACGCTTGAAGCATATCATTCATTTTTTCAACTATATCGTAGAAGTTTTCATCATCAACCATAGAATAAGCTTGTATTTCTTTCACTTGAGCTGGTCTTACCATAAAGAGTGTTCCGGTTGGATAAAATTGACCACAAGGTAGTTGATTTACATCCATATTAAAGAATTGTAAATCTGTAGTTCTTGAAGCATCTACTTGTTGAATAAATGGAATCTCCCCATCAGCAATTTTTTTACCAGTTTCTAACTCACTTAAATGTTTTTTTAAGTAGTCTTCTTCTGACATTTCTTGTTTTTTATTATCTGACATATTATTAAATATTTTTTTTTATATATTCGAGAGTTTATCTCCTCTATTATAATTAATAATTTCAAATAAGTTTATATTATAAATAAAAAAACCTCCAATTATAATTGGAGGTTTTAGATTGTTTAATTATTCTTATCTTAAGAGTTGATGAAACCACCAGCACTGATAGCACCTGTTCTAAGAATCGTAATGTTATTAACAATAACACCCATTCCTTTGATTGGTTCAACATAAGTATCAAGAACACCGATTTGATTATCAATGATTTCTGGAGTGTTATTTTCATCATCCATTTTATTGAAATAGTTATATAAACCATTTTTACCAACATATGTTTCACAAATAACGTCAGCTCTTAACTTAATTTCAGCTCTGATATCTGGTGTATTAAATTTCCACTGGAAGTCCAATAACATTCTCGATAACTCTCTCTCAAGTTCAATCAATACCTCTCTTACGTGAATGTAAGAAAGAGCTGACTTATAAAGAGTCTGAGCCGTATTTTCAGTCTCAATTACAAAACCTCTATTTCTTTTGAATACCAAAGGATTCATTTGAGCTATGTTAAGGTTTTCAATATCACTTGGAGTTAAATCTTGTTCCAAACTATTGATGTTTGTAATTCTACCATTAGTAACACCCGCAGCTATCGTCCAAGGAGTAACATTTCCTACATTAGAGATATGTTTTCTCATATATGTAGTTGCTACGAATGGAGCTGGTGGATGATCTAAAGGTCTTCCATTATCATTTATATTTACATAAGGGAAGAAGTATCCTACACAAGTTGTTCCTCCTCCTTCACCAAATGAGTAAAGGAATGCTGGATTACTCTCAGGATCACCTCCTGAAGCAATAAACGCAGTTTGTAAAACTCCTTCATTATTAACAAAAGAAGGCGAAGATGAATTTTTGAAAGATCTAGCAGACGGCATGTTAATGAAACCGAATGAGTCTAATCTATCTCCACAAATATCCATCAATTGTTGCTTACTTCTTTCAGTAAGACCCAATCCAAATGAGTCAATTAAATATCTAAAGTCAATTGCTTCTTTATTAGTTGTTGCTTTAAATAAAGGTGTTCCTTTAGCAACTAAGTTTAAGATAGCATTTTGCTTAGATTCTGTACCATCAGGAAGTGAAGCATTTCTGATTCTAAATCCTTTAAGAGAGATTGCCTTATATGTAGTAGCATATTGATCGATTGTTACAAATCTTGTAGTTTGTAAGTCACCACCAAAGTTTCTTATAGCAATTCTTGAGTCACAAGTAACCTCAACAAGTGATGGATCTCCACTATATTGTCTTTTAGAAAGAACTCTAGTTATTTTTCTTGGATATTCACCAACTTGTAAAAGTGATGTATCATAGAAAGCCTCTAAGAAATCACCAACTTTAATTTCTGTATATCTAGCACCATCAATTAAAATCTTATTAGGTGTTTGAACATAACCAGATGGAACCTCAAGTTCAATAGTCTGAGTAAAGTTTGACTTATCAGATTGAACATAGAAAGTATTATTTGCTTCAGGATCAACATCAATATCACTATCAAGTAAAGAGTCTTTAAACTCAACCGAAAGTACTCCATTTCCATCTAAGAACATTCTTAAATAATGTCTTCCTAAATAGTCATAAATAAGACTAACATCAAATAGTTCTTCATATTCAACTTCTTCATTAACTTGATAAGCGAAGAAGTTAGAAGCTGTATAACCAAGAGCCGCTGCTAACTGAGCTGGAGTTTGACCAGCATTTACAGAGTTTGATACTATTGTAAATGATCCTTTATTTTTAGAAGCTGAAGGGAACATTAGTTGTTCAAAAGTTGCTAAGTTAGTCTCAGTTTCAAAGCTAGGAGCATTGAAGATAATATAATCATAACCAGCGTATGAAGACGTAGGTGATCCAAGAGGAGCAGATTCTCCATCCACAAATACCACATCAACTGTTCCACCTGTAGAAGCATACGCGTTAGCAAATCCACCATCCATAGCCGAAGCATCAAGATATAGTCTGTTAGCGTAGAAGAAGTCTTTTGTATTGATTTGACCATCAAAATATCTTTGATAGAATTTAGAGTATTTTGCAACAACTCCCAATTCATTTAAGCTTGTTCCAGCAACTTCATCCTTAGTGATTACGCCATCAAATCCAAGTAAGAATTCGTTATCTTCAGTATAAAGAATAAACATACCACCTAATACATTAGAAAGTTCGGCTTGTGAAAGACCAGTTGTTAAAATAAACGACTTATTTTGAGTTGTTGAATTAACAATATTTGAAATAGTCACATTCGACATACTATATTTCACATCAGTATCAGTTGGTCCAAGTAAAAGAGTCATTTTATCTTTTCCTGGGCTATCAATAATATTTGTTAATCTGTTAAATAGTTTAAATCTTCTGTATTGATCGTAGTTAGATGGACTAGCGATTGCCGCTGTATCATTAAATGTAATTTTAATTTTACCAGTAGTTGGGTCTTCTAATGAGATATAATAGTCGTCACCAGATTGAGTACCAAATTGATAATCAATAAATCCTTGTGTTCCAACATTAACATTTATAAAGTTAGATACAAGTGAACCTAAATTGACAAATTGATTAGCATTTACATCAACATCAATATATCCTAATACGATATCTGTTGTAGCGACACTTGGATTAACACCTTCTGTCAAGCTATTAATAACTGAGATTTCACCAGTATTATCAATAACAAATACTGAACGGTATGTCGCAGTAGTTGTAGAGTAAGGATAATCAGAAGCACTTATATTAAGTGTAACTGAACCAGATGATGTTCCTTGAACAGGAATATAAGTCTCTCCAATAACAACATAAGAATCAGATATCAAATCATAATCAACACTAATAGATTGAGTTGAAGATGTGATAGGAGAAGTCGGTCTTGTAACACCATACACCGAATATTCAGCAAACCAAGCAGTTCTCTCATCAGCATTTACCACAACACCCGAAGGCTTAACACCACCAGAAACGTTTCCACCAAATGCATGAGGATCTTGATTAATATATCCATATCCGGACCAAGTACCACCCAACATAGCAGTTACGTTACCAGGTAAGTCTAATGGAGTATTAGTAATCATCACAGATTCAGTGATGGTTTCTTTATAAGAAAGGAAATTAACATCCATATCTTCAGCTCCAACTAAAGTATTACCTAATAAGTCAAGTAATCCTGTGTAATAGTCTTTTTCAACTAAATCATTGTTAAATGCACAGAACACACCAGTTCTATCAGTATCTCTGTTAATTGTAGTTTCAATAAATATATTTCTTCCGTTTAAATCTCTAAAATATGGTATTAATGACAATCCTTCATAATAAGCAAGTGTAGTGATATTTCTATCATTGGCGAAGTTTCTAACTTCACTCTTTCTCAAACCAGAAGCATTAAAGTAAGCACTCCATCTGTTATCAACAGCAAGTTCTTGATAATTTGACCAATCACCAGCTACAATAACAACATCCACTAAGTAATCAGACGCATAATCATTAGGATTGACATAAGCTGGCATTCTTTCAATTGATCCGTACCACTCTAACATAGTTCTATCAAAACCAGTTAATGTAGATTTGAAAGTAAATATAGTTACATATCTATCTGATAAGTTAGTTAGACTTAATGCTCTCTCTGAGTAACCTAAGTTATTTTTTGTAAGATTAATAAATGACTCAGTGTCTCTTTTCCAGAAACCAGTAGTATCAAAAAATCTTCTATATGGACCTTCTCTTTCAATGTCGTTGTTATATCCAGAAGAAGATGATAATGATTGATATTCAATCACATCTAAAGTATCGTCTGTTAATAACAAGTTCATTGCAAAAACAGGAGCTGTTTCAAGCATTTTTGCAACTGTTCTGTGAAAGAATGATCCTTTTCTCTCAAGAGATCTATCTAATTGACCAAAAATAGACTCAAAATCACCAGTAGTAGTGACTCTGATTGGAGTATTAACTGGTCCTTTTTTAGAAACCCCAATAATTAAATTTGTGATTCCTTCTACCACAGGACTAGTTATGACTGATTTGTCAAATTCCTCGATGAAGATTCCTGGTCTCTTGTATTTTCCAATTTGAATTGCCATATTGTTATTTTAATTTTTTATAATTTTTATAGTATATATAAAGTTGAAAAAATGATATTTTTTCTATTTTTGGTCTTCTTGTTTAATATTCTGTGTATTTTTAGTAATTTCTTTCTTTAAATCTTCCATTTTTTTAGTATGTTTAGTTTTAAAGTCTTGTAACTCTTTCATCTTATTGGCTATTTTAGCATCGTAACTACCCATTCTCGACTTAATATCATTCAATTTAAATGATATACGTTGTTTAATATCAGACCCCTGCGCTAAAGACATTTCACTATTAAAATCATCTAATTTAATTTTATCATCTGTTTTATTTTTTTGAATATCAAATATTTCTTTTTGAAGTCTTAATAATTTTGTAAGTTCCGATAAAAACGGATTTTTATCCTTTTCTTCACCTAATATCTTTTTTAAACCTTCTTCAATTTCTAAATTATTAGAAGTGCTACTATAGAGAGATTCAATTTTAGACTTTTTTTGATTATATTCTAATAAATTTTGTGACACATCATTTGTCTGTTCCTTTGCAAGTTTAACATCAGGTTTATCAGTGTCTTTAATTTCAATATCTTCAAAGTATTTTAAGTATTTCATTTTGATTTTGAAATATTTTCATCAGATTTTAGACTTTCTAAAATATTTTTAAAACCAGAGGTTTGGTCAATGGCAACTCTCAATTTAGCCATATCCGTATTTTTGTAAAGAGTATATGTTTCTTTATCTTTCTCTCCACTCTGTTTAGATAAAAAGTGAATATCTTTAACTGAAATTGTTTTTCCTTTTTCATCATTTTTTCCCTTTGAATCAATAGCGTTAATTTCAAATTTTTCTTTTCTTTTAAGTATAAAATCTATTAAATCTTGTTTTTTAATTTTTGTCCCAAATATTCCAAAGGATTCTTTTTCTAATTTGACCTGGGCTCCATTTTTAATGGAATCTTCTCTACTCACAGTAGGTGATCCTCCCTTAATTTGAGACTTTAAATAAGCATTGTGATAGTAAAAAGTTCTTGAATAAGTCAGATAATAGAAATCTTTTTGAAAATCTTGAATATTAAAATAAAATCTAACATCTTCTCCCTTTTCGTTGGTTGCCTTTATCTGAAAAGACATTCCATCAAATTTACCAGAATTCAATTCATCTTTGACTTCCTCTCTTCTAACAAAAACATACTTCAATTCTTCAATAGCATCAGCAATAGGACCAATATCTTCAGTATCTGGATTTCCAGTTCTTGGATCTTTATCACTAACACTCTCATCTTTGATATCAACGTCATCAGTCACTTCACCAAAATATTTGTTAAGGTATTTCTTTTGAGTTCCCGCAGTACTACCGGAATCACTAGATTTATATAATTCTTCACCATCTAATAAGTCTAAAATCATCTGTCTAAGAATAGCACCAGCGTTATCTTTAACTCTATCACCATTTCTTATTGATGTGCCTTTATCAAATACCTCTTCATATTCTTTGAAAACATCAAATACATAATTTTCCCACTTATTAAATAGTCTATTATTTCTATAAGGACCATCTCCTTTTCCCGACATTTCACCAGATGTGTTACCAAAGGCGGTCCATTGATTCATAGTAATGGCATTTAATTTACCATCTGTTCTTCCTGAAAAAGGTATAGCATTTTTAGTATGTATTTTATAAGCTCTATTAAATATTCTAAAGATTTCAATAATAGGTCCGATTCCTTGAATAACTATTCGACCTTCATTATCTTTTTTATACTCTTTAACTTTCTCTTCAACTTCATCTACATCATCTTGTGAAATTGCCCAATATTTTAAGTCAAAGTTCTTATTGTAATATTCTCTAATTTGGTCAGATACAGACTTTTTAGTTTCACCTTCACCCTCACCTTCTTCAGCTTCATTTATTTTACGAATAAATGAATCATATTTTAGAAGAACTTTTTCATTTTTCTTTACTTCTTCACCTTCTTCTTTCTTAGGCTCTATTTTCTTAATTTGAGATTTTGTAAGAACTTTCATCGCCTCAACATATTCCTTAAGTGGTTTTCCTAAATCACCTAAACCACCGTAAAGATTTTCACCATCAAATTGCATCGCTCTTTTAGTAAAGATTGCAATTTTTTGAGACACGTTTATAGTAGTTCCAGTATTATCTAAAACTTCTAGACTCTCTTTATACAGTGGATCTTGAGCCGCATTTAATGTATTCTTTTTATCACCAACTAAAAATCGATTAACTTCAAAGAAAAGACTATAAATAACTCTTTTTGCACGAGCTGTAACTTTTTTATCTTTAACAACAGCTTGTGATGTAACCGCATTTAAGAAATCAGTTGTCACCGAAATGTCTTTATCTTTAGACTCTAAAAATTCACAAGACTTTTTAAGTTTAGCAAAGGCCTGAGTTAGAAAATCTTCACCGGTTTTGATATTGGCTCTTTCCTGACCACCACCAGCGCCTATTGGCGTTTTACTACCTTCTTTATTACTACCACCTAAAGCATCTTCGAATAAGAACATAAAGTCCTCCATTACAAGTACTATTTCAGCTGGTAGCGTTTGAGTATTTTTGTCTTTTCCTGGCTCAAAAAACTCAGCGAATTTCTTTTTTTCACCTTTATGTGTTACAATTTGATTCTTTGCCAAGATATCTTTTTCTTTTAACTTGAATTTATTTGTTTGTAAATCTGTTGCTATTTTAGTCAATGTATCACCTTGTTTTGTAACATATGTATGTTTTTTCGAATCAGCTTGAGGTTTTGCATTTATTGTAACTTTTTTATAATAAGCCAAAATAAGAGCAAGTGACTTTAATGATTTAATCATTGTTGTGTAAATAGGTTTTCCATCAGAACCGGTCTGACCATCAGCTGACTGAGAATCTTCTCCTTGACCATCACCTTCTCCTTCTTCACCCTCACTGAGTTCTTCTTCTCTTGATCTCCCACCTTCATCATCTTTGAATTGGTCAAGCCATTTTCTAAATTCTTCTAATTTATCCAACAACTCTTCTTTTACATCTTGACTTTCTTCATCAACCTGAATTGCATCTATCTCGAAAATTGTTTCATCACAGATATTTTTAATATCACCAACTCTAAGACCATCTTCGACTGCTTGAGTCAAAGCTCTCAGAAGAGTTGCTATTTTCATTCTAGATATTCTAGAACCTGTTTCAGAATCTTCATTTGAAATTTCTTCAATAGATGTTTGCATTATATAATTGAAATGATTCTTCAATCTTCTACCTTGAATATCTATTCTAAGAGCGTTTGCATTTTCTTGAACTTTTCTTAATGTGGAGTTTATAAGTCTTCCCAATAAAGAGTCTCCCCAGTTAATCTCGTTACCTAATGGCCCAGTATTTGGACTACTTTCATAAACTTTCTGCAAATTTTTATAAAAGAGTTCTTCTTGTTGTTTTTCTCTAATCTGAGACCTTTTTTGTAAGTAATTATCTTTGTGATTTAAATACTTCATGTTAAAGTAAAATATATTTTTTCTATATATTAAGATTAAATTGCTCAATTTTTACTTTATTTAATAAATAAATTTGTCACTTCTAATTTTTTTATTATATTTGTATAAATAATCACTACAAAAAACAAAAAAATGAAAAACATCATCTGCGTTGATTTAACTAAATACAATCAGTCACAATTGTCAAAAATATCAGACATTATCGGTATAGTAGATGGGTCTCTTCAATCTTCAAAAAAAGAAGGTGTTAAGAAAGTTTTTTTCGATAAAGAAAAAAACTTATTCATCGGTGAAATAATTAAAGAAACATCTAATTACCTATATTCTTACAAAGGTCTTATACTCACAACAGAATATTCTTATCTTTCAAAAAAAGAAAAAGAAAATCTTATCAAAATGTCAGGAACTAATTTTGATAGTAAAAACTCAGTTGTCAAAGTTCAAAACACTAAATCCGAATCAACGATTTCTGTAAAACTTGAGGTAGATGCTATTTTAGAAAAAATATTCAATTTTGGAATTAATTCTTTGACAAAATCTGAAAAAGAGTTTTTGGACAAAGAGTCTCAGAAATAATGTAAAAAACCGACAAAATTTGTCGGTTTTATTTTTTTAAAATTATTTTTTTTGAAATTTTATTAAATTTTTTAAAAAATCCGCCTTTTCAAATATTAATGAAAAAAAGTTCTAATATATAACCATGTAAATTGAACTTTTTTAAAGATGGAAATTTTAGAACTTAAGTATAATGATAGAATTTATACTAACAAACGTGACATAATCAATACACTTAAATCAAATGAATTTTATTGGTTAATTGACTCAGAGATTGCAGATGCTGTCATTGAGATAAAAAATAATACACTTATATGGCATGATGGTATATTTATGACTGGAGACTGGCACTATGGAATATTCAAAAATGGTGAATTTTACGGTAACTGGGAAAACGGAATATGGGAAAGCGGTTTATTTAAAGGCAATTGGAAAAGCGGATTAAAATAAAAAATAATCACACTACTATGAAAAAGAGAAAACTTTTAATTGATTCAGAAATATCTGAATCTATTTTTAAAGATGAAAAAACAAAAATAAATAAAATAGACGGAGAGTGGTATTTTGAAATTGGAAGAGAAGTTACATCAGACTTAGCAGAAGCAGTAACTTTAATGATGAGACTTTATGATTCTAAAGATGAAATTTGGAATTTGGAAATTAAAACAAAGTCAGAATCTATTACACCAGAAAAATGTTTATTCTGGCTTACTGGTGGTAAAAATGAATGGTCGTCTTGTGAAAATTACATCATTAATTGGTCAAAGTGTCATTTAGATTTTCAGGAAGAATTTGGAATATTGATTATAAATATTGTAAAAAGGTCAAAAAATTTAGGTGATATTAGAAAACATTTTTTAAAATATTTGAACTTAGCCATTCTATACGATTTTGCATTAAGTAAAGGATTTATCAACTAACTTTTAAAACCCATCAATTTGATGGGTTTTGTTTTTTATATATAGTCTATGGAAGAATTTGAAAAAATTTGTAAGAATCCCTGGTGTAAAGGATTGTTTAGATACAATGAAACTCATTTTATAAAAAAAGAAGACGGTACCTTAGAACATCCAAAAACTTGTCATAAATGTAATAGCTTTTCAAATGATTTAAGTGGTGGTGTTGAATGGAACGACAAAACTTATGAAGAAAGAGAAGACGAATGTTTTTATCCAGGATCTTCAATTTATTCATATAAATATAAAATTACTCAATATAGACAATGACAGCTCATTTTTTTGATATCAATTCAGTTATTCAATCACATGCTGAGGTTTGGATTGTTTCGAAATCCGAGCCTAATAAACCAATACTTAAAGTTTCTCAGTCAGATTTTAATTTGATTAAGAAAGGAATATTCAAAAAACACGAACAACAAATAAAAATAAATGGTCAAAGTTATTGGATAGACGAACAAACTATGAATAAATTAAAAATTAGATGTAAAAATCTAAAAGTTAATATAAATAACCTTCACTTTTCAATGCAAGAATTTATGAATCCAGAATTAATCAGTAACATTAACTTTAAAATCTGGAATGAACACTTTATTCATTTAAGAAACTCACAAGATGATATTTATATAATCTGCTCTAAAAACAACAAAAGAAACTATGAGTCACTAATTGACAAATTAGAGGAAGATATGAGAAATATCGGAATACAAATAAAAGACTATTATTTTATTTCAGAGACTTTTTATAATAGAGATCAGGACGATATATCTCATAAAAAATGTAGGCTTATATTACAACACATCGTTGGATTGAAAACAGATATCGATAAATTTACAGAAGAAGAAATTACCAAATACGATAAAATAATATTTTATGATGACGAAATTGAGTCAATTGATTTAATCAATAACTCAAATACTTTATTAAAATTTCTTTATGGTAATTCAGAAAAAAATGTTCAAAGTAATATCAAAGAAATTCTAAAATCTTATCCAGTAGTTGAGACAAATCTTGTTACATTCAATAAAGTAAATATATTTGTAAAAAAGGAAATAAAAATTGAATTAGATAAAATTTTTAAGACTTTTGAAAGTTTTAGTCTTTTTTACCAGAATCTTTATTTAACATCGCGGTCTTAATAAGTTCATTTAGTTTTCTATTATCCATAATCTCACCATCAGTATTTGTACTCTCAGACAACTCTTCGTTGTTTTTTATATCTGGATTTTCAATTTCATTGAATCCCATATCCTTTCTCAATGTTTTCCAAAACTTTTCAAAATCAGTTCTTTGACCCATTAAAAATTTAGAGTTCTCTCTTATTTGACCAATAGTCTGATTAACTACTTCATGCATTCTAGCAGAATTATCACCATTATCAACTTGTCTTAATTGAGAAAGGAAGTTTTTTCTAGTCATTTTTTGTAGAAAAAGACCTTCAGCATAAACCATAGCATCCTCTTTCATTTTGTTTTTGATGTAAGGGTGTTCTTTTAATTGAGGAATATCACTTAAATAAAGATCAACTAAAGACTCTAATACATCCATAGATTGTTGTGATGAAACTGTTAAGTCTGAATCATAGTCATATATTTCAATTTCACCTAAATCAGGTAAATCTTCTGGCTTAGCTAAGTGTTTTGATATATCAAAATCACCACCCTCTGACTGAATCTGTTCAAATTCATCTTTCAATCTATTTCTTTCGTTTTCTGATTTCGACATAGAAGCGGTTTTTTACGATATATATAATAAAACGGTCTTTCCGTATGACTAATATTAGAGAAGAAAAAGAAAAACAGATGATATTTACTACCAAATTGGTAGATGAATCAACTGATAAGATAAATGACGGTGTTGTTTTAAAACGATATCAAAATCCATGGCTAAAAAGTGAAGTAGGTCTAAGAAGATCGGGAGTAACTTTCAGAATGACTCCCGATGAACAACAAGAGTATGTAAGATGTGCAATAGATGTTCATTACTTTGTTGAAAAATATTGTAAAGTTAAAAGAGAAGATGGTTCAATTGGAAATATTTTCCTAAGAGATTATCAGAAAGATATATTAGATAACTTTGTAAATAGTAGATTTAATATACTTATGGCCTCTCGACAAGTAGGAAAAACAGTCTCTTCTTCAATTTTTATGTTACATAAAATTCTTTTTGATAATGATAAAAACATAATGATTGTTGCAAACAAAGGAGATACAGCTGTAGAAATCGTCGATAAAATAAAATCAATTTATACATTGCTTCCATTCTTCTTAAAACCAGGTATAAAAACTTGGAATCAAAAGTCACTAACATTTGAGAATGGATGTAGAATAAAAACATCAGCTAGAACAAAAACTCCAGCAATCGGTTTCACCATTGACGTTCTTTATTTAGATGAGTTTGCTCATATTCCTTCGAATATCATCGAACCATATTATACCGCTGCTTTCCCAACTACAGCTGCTGTACAAAACTCAAAAATTATAATTACTTCCACTCCTAATGGTATGAATCTATTTCATAAACTTTTAACAGACGCTGAAAGACCAGAGGGAGATCCATTAAGGAATAACTATAAAGCAATGAGAGTCTATTGGTATCAAGTACCTGGTAGATTTGTAACATATTTAAGACTAAACTCACATAAGCTATATGAACATGGATTAACAAAAGAGGAGATTTTTGAAATTTGCAGAGAAAGATGGGAAAATAAAACAAAAATTGAAATAGGATATAACTCTGACTTACAAAAAGATGTAATTCATATCTATAATAATGAAAATTGCTCTGATGAAGATGTCAAATCAATGACATTTATAGATAACAAAGGATTTGAAGTTCCTATTAGATTTTTAGCGGAAGTGACCACTTGGAAAGAAGAAGCAATAAAAGACATTGGAGGAGAAGACGCATTTAATCAAGAATACGGTCTAAGGTTTATAAATGCTTCAAAATCACTATTAAATGAAGGAATAATAGATGAGCTACTTAGAAACAAAAAGAACTATGAATTTGAAGAAATTTACGAATTTGATAAAAAAATAAAATTTAGTTATAGAGATTTGAAATGGGTAGATGATGATAATATATTCTTACCAGTAAGAAGAAAAGAATATAAAATAGTTATATCAGTGGATATATCCGAAGGTTTAGGTCAAGACTACTCAGTGATAAATATTTTTAAAATAAGCGAAAAGACTAAAGAAACAATAGAATCTCAAAAAGATTCTTATAAATCCATAGTTGATTTCTTTAGACTTGAACAAGTAGGAATTTTCAGAAGCAATCTAGTATCAGTAAAACAATTATCCGAGTTCTTATACATTTTGGCATTTGAATATCTAAATCCTGAAAATGTAAAAATAGTTCTTGAATTAAATAACTATGGAAACACCCTTTTAGCTGAAATGCCTCACGTTTTTGATGGAAATAATAACTACGGATCATCTATCTTTGTAAGATATAAACATAGAGCGGATTCGACAGAAGAAAAAATTGGACTCAAAGTTGGTGAAAATAAGAATCTTTTGGTGAAAGATTACCAAGATTTAATGTATGCTAAATCATTTGCTATCAATAACGAGGATACTATAAGAGAAATTACAACATTTGTTAAACACATAACAACAGCTGGTAACGTGAGATACGCAGCAGACGTTGGACATGATGATACAGTAATGACTATAGTAAATGCTACTACAGTTTTTCAAAAAAATGAGTTTAAGGAAATGGTTGAAGAATATTCTAACAAACAATTAGATAAAGAAATGCTATCATATATTAAAGAATGTATGAATAGACTTGACTATGTTGAGGGTGTTGATTACGGACAAGTATTGAGAATTAGAAGACAAAATCAAAATCAAAGAAATATGAACAAAAACTCAGGAATTAACTGGTTTGGTAAAAATTAACCATTTTCTTCCATTGTTACAGACAATCCAGAATTTTGTAATTTTTCTTTCATAGAAGAAATTGTATCAAAATCTCCGTATTTTACATCACATTTTCCTTTAAAATGGACAATATGAGCACATTGATTTGCTTGCTCAAATTCGTGACCACAGTATTTCATAAGACAATTGATTACATGATCAAACGTATTATGATCATCATTATGAAGGTCTAATCGATAAGGTTTAGAAAGTAATTCTTTTACTTTACTTTGTGTTTTCTTTTTTGTAATTGTTGCCATATAAGTAATATTATTTTATGAGTTAAAAGTTTTAGCTGTTTTATTTACAACATCTACTATTGTAACCACACACATCTGTGTTTTAGCCCATTCTTCAAAATGAGGTAGATGTTCCAATCTATCATCATACATAACAAAATGACGACAACCTGTTTTTGATATCATTTTTTCAAAAAGAGTAGTTTTAAATTTAAAAGTATCACCTCCCCAATTAAGATATAATTCATCAAATTGAAAATTGTAGTATTCTAATATTTTAGAAACAGCGTCTCTCATTCCCGTAACCGTATCCAATCTACCGGTTGCTAATATTAAGTAACCACTTGGATCATTTTTTGCATCTACATATTTTTTATAAACCCATTCGTTTTTTGGTGTATCAAAAATAGAAATATCTAAAGTTTCTACTTTAGACCACCATCCTCTATGAGGCCAGACACTGCCAGTTTTTTCTTGCCATATTTGCTTCCCCGGTTCAGGTAACATAGTATGTATTAATGTTTCATCAAAGTCGAATGAGTATAAAGTATTATACATAAAATTTATTTATTTTTTCACAAATATATATAAATTATTTAAAAGTAGAAACAGAAGAATAAAAAATTATATATAATTTAATTATGAAAATACAACTTGACTTTAAATCGATTTTAATTTTGGTGTTTTTAGGAATATCAATTTTGTTTTTCTCAATGTGGTTTCTAAAAGGAACTGGTTATAAAAAAGAATTTAAGAAACTAGAATTAGAATTTCAAAAATTACAAAAAACAAGAGATTCATTAGAAGCAGTCAATATAAAATTAAAAATTGACTTTGAAAAAATTCAACAGAAAATTGATGAAAGAAATTTAGAAATTAAAAAGGTAGAATATGAATTAGTAAAAGTTAAAAAAGATCTTAATTCATCCAATAATCAATTACAAAAAAATAAAAAAGATTTAGAAGAGACTAGAAAAAAAATAGAAAAACTTAAAAAAGATCCAATAAAGAGAGAAGGCGAAGACCTTATAAATTCTCTTAAAGAAAAATTAAAATAAAAATGAAAAATATATTAATAACTTCAATATTCTTAATTTTATCAACTATTTGTTTCTCTCAAGACTATCCTAGAATTGAAACTGATTCAAACGGAATAAAATTGGTAGTAATGACTTATGAACAAGCTCAAAAAATTGATAACGCATTTGAATTAGTCACTCTATTAGAAAAGGCAGGAGCTGAATGTGATAGTCTTACTCTATCTTATGTAAAAGTTATAGACGGTCTAAAAAGACAAGTTTCTCTTTTAGAATTAGATTTAAGTTTATATAAAGGACAAGTAATAGACAAAGATAGACAATTATCAAATATTCAAAAACAATTAAATAATTGCGAAACTAATAAAGCAGCATGTGATTCTCAAATTTCTATAAGAGATAGTCAAATTAATTTACTCAATGATGAAATTAAGACTTTGAAAACAAAGAGAAATATTGCATATGGTGTAGGGATTGGAGGAGTTATCGGAGGCATTCTACTTGTTTTATTTATTCATTAAAATTGAAAAAAAATTGGTTTTTTTAATTAATATATACATTATAAAAAATATAGCTATAAAATGAAGCACATTAGAACATTTGAAAGTTATCGTATAAGAAAAAACAGAGAAGAGATTATTAAAGAATCTGTTCTTCAAGTAAACGATATCTATAAAGTTAAGACTATGATTGATATTCCACAATCATTAATCAATGCTTATGTTAAAAAAGTAAAAGATACTACAGGTAAAAACTTGAGACAATTTTTTGGAGATGTTGATATCGCTGAAGAAATTGTTAAGTATATAAACTTGAATAATCTTGATGTTGAAAAACTACCAGGAAATGCTCTCATGGGTGGGGCTCAAGGACAAACTCAAGGACAAAATCAGACACAAGTTCAAGTAGAAGGTGGTCAAGAACAAGCTCAAACACAAGAACAAGCTCAAACACAAGGACAAGCTCAAACACAAGGACAAGCTCAAACACAAGGACAAGCTCAAACACAAGGACAAGCTCAAGGTCAAGGACAAGCTCAAGGTCAAGCTCAAGGTCAAGGACAAGCTCAGGGTCAAGGACAAGCTCAAGGACAAGCTCAAGGTCAAGGACAAGCTCAAGGTCAAGGACAAGCTCAGGGTCAAGGACAAGCTCAAGAAGGAGAATTTGAAGAACCACAAGCTCAAGGACAAGCTCAAGGACAAGCTCAGGGTCAAGGACAAGGTCAGGGTCAAGGACAAGCTCAAGGACAAGCTCAAGGACAAGCTCAAGGACAAGCTCAAGAAGAGGAAGAAGAGGGAGAAGAGGAATTACCAGCTTAATCTAAAATAAAATATTAAAGAAACCCATCAGAAATGATGGGTTTTTTATTTAATATATAGTTTATGAAGTTTATTAAAACATTTGAAAGCTACAATGAAGATACTTTAATCATAGTGGATGTTCAGAAATCATTTAGAAAGTATTTTTCCGAAATGTATCTAAACGAACTTAAAAAATACTGTAAAAATTTTAATAATGTTTATCAGATTTGGGATAATCATCCGGATGGTAAAAATGTGGATAAAGATTATCTATATGATGAGACTCCTGAAATTCCTATCCATAAAGACATTTATCACTTTCCAAATCAAAAAGAATTAATTGAAAAAAGATATAATTACGACGTTGATGCCGATTTTTACAAGAAAATACTAGATAAAGAAGTTTATGATAAAATTAGTAAAAAAGAAGAGGAAAAAACATTAAAAAAAGGAGATATCTTTGAGACAAAGGAGGGAACTATAATCACATTTATAAACAACAATCATGTTTGGTTTCACTGTCCTAAAAAACTATATGATCTTTTAATAGACTTAAAGGGAAGAGAAGTTACTATTGTTGGTGGAGCTGACGGCGAGTGTCTAGAGGATGTAGTAACAACAGCTGAAAGTTTAGGTGTCAAAATAAAAAGAGATTATAAATACATCTGGACCGCTACAAGTTGTCCAATAAAGTAGAAAACAAATGAAATATTTAAAATTTTTTGAAAACTTCGAATATGAAGAAATAGAATTACCAGAAGAAGAGTATCTTTACATCCAACCCTCACAAATTAAAAATGCAGGTAATGGTCTTTTTACCTCTATAGATATAGAATGTGGTGAAATCATTTCTAAATTTAAAGGGGAAGTAATATCAGATGAAGAAGCAAAAAGAAGAGCCTATCTAGGAGATGATGATTACTTTATGAATTTACCATCAGGAGAAACTTTAGACTGTAAAAGAACAGATTGTTTTGCTAAATTTGCAAATGATGCTGAAGGAATTCCTTCAAATTTTGAAAATAACTCAATTATAACAATGGACGATGATAACAATGTTGTTTTATTATCAGATAGAGATATCAAATCAGGTGAAGAAATATTTGTTGGATACGGAAAAAGTTACTGGAAAATAAATAAATATCGAGTTAATTAAGAAACAGAAGCATAAACTTCATAACCCGCTACCTCAAAGTTTATTTCCATATATTCTTGAAATCTCTCTGGATCTTCAAAAAATTCAACTAATAAAGAATATTCAATTTCTTTTAATTCAGGAATATATTCATTTATTTGTGATTTAATTTCATTTTCTATACTTTCAGCTGATAATCTTGTCTCATGTAATAGTTGATATAAATCTCCTCCGAAATTAGGATCACCAAAAAAATCACCTTTATTAGTGAATAAAATCATTTCATATTTTTGTATTATAACTCTTACAACATCATCCTCAATAATATCCGGAGTTTTAAATCTGGGATGACCAGGGTACCCTATATAAAAATCTACAAAATTAAAATTACTCATAAAATTATATATTAAAAATTAGAATCTCAATTCAATATATCTCTTATTTTTCCAATAATAGTCATCGCTAGTATTATTGGGTCGGTATTGGTTTCTAATTTAGAACCATAGTCAGCGATAATATAATTACATTCAAATAATTTTTCTATACTTTTTCCCTCAGATATAGACCAATCAATAAAAGGTTTTCCTAGAAGTTTTATCATTGTGTCAATTCTATCAGCTGTAAATGTATTCATTAGAAAATGATAAATTTTCTCATAATCTAAAGATTTATCATAGATAATATTATATAAATCTAATTTTATTTTATTTGAAACGTTTATCGATGAGGTATTTGTGACACCGGATTCTAAGAAACTTTGAACTTCCACAATTATACTTCTAAAGTCTGGAAATTTCTTTTGAATTATCGAAACCAACTCTTCTTTTTTGATTTCTTTTTGCTCTGTTGGTAGAATTGTTGTTGTTAATCTTTTAAATATTTCCTGCTTTAAAAACTTTTCTTCTTCCATATTTTGACAATCAAAGCATATTTGAGGTATTCTAGATTTTATCCCATCCGAAATTTTGTTTATATGATTAGTTGTTATTATAAACCTTACATTCTTATTATACTTCTCAATAAATGCTTTAAATGCATCTTGAAATTGAGATGATACTCTTTCAAACTCATCTAAAAATATATATTTGATATCAGAATCAGAATCAGATAACATTAATGGAGTAAATTTACAGAAGTCTTCAATTTGATTTCTCAAAACATCAATTGATGTAAAAAGTGAGGAGTTTAGTTCAAGAAAAGGTTTATCTTTTGTGTATTTACCAATTAATATTCTAGCTAAGCTAGTCTTTCCGGTACCAAAGTGTCCGTAAAAAATGTAATTACCATTTATTCCATTTTCGAATTGTTTTTTTATTCTTGGAAGTAATATAATATCTTCTAATTTTTTAGGACGCCATTTTTCCCATAACAATAATTGATTAACTGAACTCATAAATTTTATATGATTTTACTATGTGAAAGTTATAGATAAATGCAGGGACTAAGTTTTTTATATATAACGAATATGATTGGAGAAAAATTTAATTTTGAAGATGTATTTTTTAGAGACTTAACGGTTTGTGTCTTAGACACACTAGAAGGCCAAGTCAATTGGATTAATAGATTCTCATCAGGGGATATTCCGGTTAGCGTACCATTTTACTACTCACTGAGTGGCGATGAAAGATTTTTACTTGATTCTTTTCAAGATGATATAGTATCAGAAAACAGATTTGTTGAACTAAATACCGATATCATACCAAGAGGACATCTTACACTAACAGGATTTAATATTAAGTCAGATGAATTTGCCAATCCAAATGTTTGGCTTAGAATGGTTGTTGAAAATGAAATAGAAATTAGAAAAGTTTTAGCAAAAGTGAGAGCAATTCCGATTACTGTAAATTATGACTTAACTATTCTTCTCTCAAATGAAATAGACACATTTAAGTGTAGTCAAGCTATTATGGACACACTTTGGATTTATAAATTTATGTATTTTGAATACAACTTTATGAATATTGACGCGGTGATATTAATGCCAGATTCTAATCAAATTGAATTATCTAGAGAAAAAAACCTCACCAGTGATAACAACATCACATTAAAAGTGTCTTTTACGGTAGAAACTTATTATCCAGCATTTAGAAGAGATAGAGTAAATATTGAAGGATATCCTAAATATTATGGAGGATCAATGACAGATCTTAACAATTACACAATAACAGGAGGTGTTTCTGAGTACTTTGCAGGTCCTGGTTTTACAGGATCAAGCAGCAGAAATCCTACATTTACTTCCGTAACAAACACAACAAATGAGGCAAGTGGATTTCCAGGATGGCCAAGACCACCATATATTGGTCCTCCATTTTTAACACCTCCATTTTCAACCATCGGAGGTACTGAAACAGGAGTAACAGGAGTTCCGGGTCAAGATGGAAATACTGGATTCTTTGGACAAACTGGTGGATTCAATGAATTAAGTAATCCATTTGGATCTAACTTATCACAAGTAATTGGTCCTAACGGAACTCTTACAAATGACCCTGACTACTTTATGGTTTCACCAAAAAGAACAAAATGGTTTAACAATATACTAAAAGCGAGACAGAGGTCTGCTGCTCAAAGTCCTAATCCAAACTCAGGACCACCAACAAATGCTAATGATGGAGCATCAAATCCACCAACAAATCCTAATCCTTTGTAAAATTATAAAATGACAAAAAGTGACTTTTTTGTGTTAATATATAGTAATAAAGAAAAAATAATATTTTAAAATATGAAGAATCTTAAACTCGAGTTGTTTAACTTCAAAAAGAATCTTTCCCTTGATCAAGAAGAGATTTCTGTTATAGTAGAAGGACATATGAATGCTTGCATAGAGCACTCAGAAAAAACAATAATCAAATCATTAAATGAGAGATTAAAAGCTTATACTTATGATAAGAGTGTTAAGTCTCTTTTAGAGGGCCTAAACGATGACATGGCTAATTATGAATTGTTATATGAATTAAAGAATTTATATAATGTTTTAAATTCAAAAAATCAAGGAGAGCTTTATAGACAACCAATTAATGTTTTATTACAAACTATTAATCTTGAATCAGATCAAGATAGAATGTCTAAAATTCTTAATGAATTAGCTGTTTATGATTGGGTACCTGAAGTTAAATTATTTGTTCACAATTTAACTACTTCTCCTGAGAAGAGAAGCAACTTGTTAAGTGGGGGTAAAGGGGAATCAGTTTATTCAATTGTAGAACAAGTAGAAAATGGTCACATCGCACTTATCAAAGATTCTTGGTTTATTTTAACAGAAAACACAATCGAAAAAACTTTACTTGAATCAAATATTAAAGAAGAAGGAGAACTTAGAACTCTAAGAACTTTAGAAACTGCTATGAAATATGCTACAGTTAATGAGGATAGAATTAATTTCAGAATTTCTGAATATCTTACATTAGGTCTTTCCGTTTCTAAAAAAGGAGGAATCTACATAAATGACGACGAATTAAACTCAGACACTACACTTGAGTCTTTATTTAATTCTCCGATTGTTCCAATCGTAAATAAGAACTTCTATCCAATTTTATTAGAAGTATCTGAAAATTTAGACAAATTTGTAGAATTAGACGTAGTTAAGAAAATTGAAAACCTCATAAATCCTCACTTAGAGTGCTACGCATTTAACTACAAAAACAACACTTATCTTTACAGATGTGATGAAAGATATGGAAATTCTTTCTTTAAATACGAATCGGCTTTAGAATTAGTAAATGAAGTAAGAAATGAGTTAAACTATGATTTAACTTACTTTTATGAAAATAAATTATCTAAAGAAACTGTTGTTAAAAGAAAACTTGAAGATAAAGAAAGAGAAATCAGTTTAAAGCTAGAAGATGTTCAATTCAACATTGAAAAAGTCAGAGGATCAATTCAAATGATAGGCGAATCAGAAGTTTTAACTACCGCTCTTAAAAACTTAGAAAAAAGAGAAGTAGTTCTTAAAGCTGAACTTGGTGGTGTTAAAGAACTTCAATATAAAGAAAGAATTAAACTTTAATTTTTTTAAAATATAAAAATTAAATCCTCAAAGAAATTTGAGGATTTTTTTGTTTTATAAACTTTTTAAATAAATTAATATATAACATGAAGTAAAAAGCTTCAAAGAAATAATCAGATTATTTCTTAAAAATAAAGCTTAATGAATGTATTTAAATAATAAAGATCTATACGTAGAAATTATCGTATCAAAAGCACAAGGCAAACTTACCAGAAACGCCGAAAAAATGTTAGAACTCCTAGCCAAAAAAACAATAAAAAAAATGAGATACTGGTCAAATGATGACAAATTAGACTGTTATCAATCTGGACTTTTAGATATGTTCCAAAACTGGTACAATTTTAATGAAGACAAATCAGTTAACGCATTTGCTTACTTCACCGAAGTATTTAAAAGAGGAATAGCCAAAGGATTTAATGAAATCTATAAAAAGAAAGGTGATAACGAAAATCAGATTAAATTAATATCAATTGAAGGAAGTAACGATGGACAAGGTCTTCACTCAATCTAAATAGAATATAAGTCATTAAAAAACCCACTTAAAAGTGGGTTTTTGTTTTTTACGAATAAACTGTTTCTAACATTTTAGCAGATACCAAATAAGGATCACAATTTGAAGATGGTCTTCTATCTTCAAAATATCCTCGTCCATCCACAAGTGATTGAGCCGGAATTCTAATAGATGTATCTCTAGTGCTATACCCATAGCTAAATTCATGAATTCCCGATGTCTCATGCTCACCGGTCAATCTTTGTTCGTTATGCAAACCATAAACTTCAATATGTTCCATATGAGATGATTCAAGTTTTGGCATTGTTTCTTTAATCAATTCAATACCACCATCTTCTCTCATTTCTTTAGAAGAGAAATTAACGTGACACCCTGTTCCATTCCAGTCACCTTTGATAGGCTTTGGATGCAAAGAAACATTAACACTATGTTTTTCAGCAACTCTTTCTAAGATATATCTTGATATCCAAAGTTGATCAGAACCGTTGAGAGCCGTAACAGGACCAATTTGATATTCCCATTGTCCAAGTAGAACTTCGGCATTGATTCCCGAGATATCTAAACCAATCTCTAAACACATATCCATATGCTCCTCAACAATTTGACGACCAATTACTGTATCAGCCCCAATTCCACAATAGTAGTCACCTTGTGCTCTTGGAGTTTTACCAACTTCAAATCCCAAAGGCAAACCAACACCCTCTCCAAAAGGCATACCCGGCTTATGAGTCAAAGTGTATTCTTGTTCCCAACCAAACCAAGGAGCATCATTCTTAATTAAAGAATTAAGATTTAAACCATCTACAATAGAAGCTAATTTTCTTCTATTGTTTGTTGGATGATTAGTTCCATCTGGACTCAAAACCTCACAAAATACTAATTTATTAGGATATTCTCTAAATGGATCTTTACAAACAAATACTGGTTTTAACAAACAATCTGTGTTTTTACCTTTACCTGCCTCTGCTTGAAGAGTTGAACTACCATCAAAAGACCACATTGAGTAGTCCTCGGGATTCATAGTTTCTGCTTTATCAACTATTTTTGTTTTACTTCTGAGTTGCTGGGGCTCGGAACCATCTAACCAAATATACTCTAATTTAATTTTCATAAAAGTGTTTTTTTTTATTTTATTAAATTTTAAAACAAAGTTTAGATAAATAAATATACTTTTGTAATATGAGATTAGCTATTATACAAATTTGGGAAGAGTCGTTTAGTGATAACTCAATATCACCCGATGGATGCACTTTACATATTGATAAAGAATATAGAAATAGATATGTTGAAAATTTTTATAACAACAGAACAGAAGAAGTACCAGATACTTACGAAAGGATAGTAGGTAGAGAATCATTTGTTAAAATATCAGAAGAATTATGGGATATACTCTCAATAAACAAAAATATAAGAATAACAGAAGTTGAATTCAATAACCTAATTGGTTTTAAAAAAATAAAACAAGCATGATATCTTACTTATCACTTATTCCTCTCTTTATTTGGATGAATCTTTTTTATCTTTCCAATATTACTAAAATTGATATTAGGTTTCATCAAATAGATTTGTCAAAAAGTAATAAGACTTTAATTTTATTTTATATTACTAAAATTTTATACTGGATGTGGATAATTTTTGGAATTTATTTGAAATTATACACCCCAGTGTTGATACTTATCTCACTGACTATAGTAAAGTTTTTGTCATATCGTTTTTCAACTAAATTATACAAAATATCTAACTTAATAACACCTATAATCTCAATAGTGTTAATGACTTTGATAGTTTTAACTTATTTTTTAAACATTAAACTTTTTTAAGTGATCTTCAGTTATTATAATAAATTCATATCCCTTCTTATTACAATATGATATCATAGTTTCCCACTTATTCTTATTCTTATAAGCCATTTTTAAATCGTATTCAAAGTTTTTTAACTTTTTTGCACCAGACTGAGGAACAACTAACCGACCTTCATTTAAGTCTTGAACCATTTTATACTCTTTCATTGGCTTAACTTCAACCACTACTTGTTTTAAAGATCCATCTTCCAGTCTCATTTCATAGTAAAAATCAGGATAGTAACAATGCTCTTTAATTTTTGTATCTCCGTTTTCAAAATGGGTCATTTGATAAGGTATTCTCATACATTCAGCCCCCCACTTTGTAATTTTAGTATTGTGGTCTAACCAAGTCATTATCTTCTTTTCCCAAGAACTTCTAAAATAGACACCACCATAAGTATTTAACTTTATGACTTTATCTTTAAACTTAGGTATATAATTACCCTGATTATAGTTCTTATTACTTGGTTTAGAATTTAACATAAATAAAGGATTCTATTTATTTTATATATAAAATAAACTTTAAACCCTATGGGAGAACTATATGAAAGACTAAAACTAAATAAGTTTGTAAAAAGCAATGACGTTCCAAGTTTTTTTAAGCAAAATTCTCTCGACTTCTATCAAAGATATTTAAAGTCAGATGATTATGTCAAATCAACTCCTGTCACAAATATTATAAAAGGTCAATTTTATTTTTTTCACTATAAAGATGACTCTAACTGGGTCAAATGGTCTCCTGTTTTTGTAGTTGATGTAAAAGTTTATAGTAATAAAATTATTTTACTATGTGTAAATTTTAATTTTCTACCTTTAGAGGTAAGAGTGGCTATTTTTGATAAGTATCTTACAGAAGCTGATTTTGAAAAGTGTGAAAGACTAAAAGGCAGACACTTTATAAAAGTTAAATTTGAGCCAATGTATAATGAGTTAAAAAGATTGAAACTAGAGTATTGTTTAATGGAATATAATGCTATTCAAATTGCTCAAGCACACAGAATTCATTTTACATTACTACCCGAATTTCTTTATTCTCAACATCCAAAGAATAAATATGACCCTAAAAAACTTATTCAAATTTGGAAAAAGAAAGCAGAAACTTCTGTAGAAAGAGACTCTGAAATGTCACAACTAGCTATTGATGATCTATATAACTTTGATAAGGATTTTACAACAAAATTTAAAGTTTTAGAAGGACACATCAAAAGGATTAGAGCAAGTGCTCAAAAATATGGAAAAGGCTAATCTAATAGATTGTCAATATTAAAGTCTCTATAAACTTGTTTTGTTATATCACCTAAACCAGTATCAAGTAATTTATCAAAATTTGAATCTGTTGAGTCAATCTCATAATCTTTAAGTGTTTCTAAATTTTTATTATACCACATATAAAAGAAATCACATGCAGTCTCAACTATATCTTCATAAGAAGGTTCCGAAACTGAATCATAAGCACAAAATAAAATTCTAACATCTAATGGCTGTTCAGTGTCATAGATAATATCAATTGATTTATTCCAATTTAAGTTTATAGTAAATCCTAATTTTTCAATTCTATCTAAATGATCAAACATTTTTTAATATTTTACTAAGTTTATTCTCTCTTTTATCTTCTATTTCAATTGGTTCTACTATTATCTCACCGTTTGATATTCTAATTTCCCATTTGTTACCAGTGACATCATCAAGTAGAGCTAATTTTTTTATAACACAATAACCATCTGGTTCTATTCTAAGAACAGAATCACCAGTTGAACTATTCACATTAAATATATTAGGTTGAAGTTTAACAGTCATTATAGTTTAATACCGGTTTTGGGATCGTAATTCATAATTAACAACTCAATACCTTTAGCTTGTTCGGATTTTAAATCAGAGTTGTTTCCACCTTGAGCCGAACTTCTAAATACTTCTTTCTCTGTCCAAACGTATTTATCTTTAGGTAATAACTCTTCTAAAAGAGGAAAATAATAATAAGAAAGTGACCAACGACACTTAGTCTTTTTGATTAACTCCAATAGTCTTCTATGAGAAGCTGGTCCAAACATTCCTTCTTTGTCAGCACCATACCAAAACAATCTTTTAGCGTCATCTTCACCATTTTCATCTGGTCTGAAGTATGGTGGATCCAAATAAAGATAAGTATCTTCTGAATCATATTTTGTAATAAGTTCTTCAAAATCAATATTTAAGAAATCAGTAATTGATTGTAATTTAGGAGTATATTTATTTTTTTTCAATTTATCAATAAGAACTTCTAATTTCAAACGGTCTTTATCTTTTTTATAACCATTGAAACCAGCACCTCGAGGATAAACAGAGTTATGAGCAGAAGTGATAAGAAAAGCATAAATAGCGGCTTTCTCAAAATCACCAATTTCAAAATTCATATCATCTAAGAAATCATTTTTTTGATATTCTTTATAAATCTTTTTATAGAAATCCCATTTCTTTAATGGATCTGTTTCTTCTGTGAAAAGAAGAGTATTTTTTAAATTCTCTAAATAAGGTAGGAACTCCTCAGGTTGTGATGAACACTTGTATAAGTTCACCTGATGACGATTTTTATCATTATAGACAACTACATCGAATTTAAGTTGATCGTCATCCATATACGTTCCCATTGAACCAGAAAAAGGTTCTAAATACGTTTTAATTCCAGTTTTTGGGATTTTTGTATTGATTAATTCTTGAAATGCTGAGGAACTCTTACCTCCGAAATAACTTATTACCGCCATTTTATTTATTTTGATTTTTAATTTGTTCTTCTAGTGAAGGTCTTTCATTTTGTTGTCTTAATTCTTCTCTAATCTTCATTAAAATTTTACCTAAATGATTTTCACCAATACTATTACATTTTGGACAAGAACACTGACCCCAAAAGACATCGTGCCAAAAGTTACCCTCTATAAGTTCTAATTTACCAGTATCCAATAACATCTCGCATAATTTAGGATCTTTGAATTTTTCACGAATTCCCCAATTCATAAAGTCTAATTTTTTTTCTTCCCAATCTTGTCTAACTTTTACTCGACTTCCTAATTTTTTTACATCACCAGCATCTGGTATTCTAGCAATTAACTCTCTAAAATCAGGAGCAGTATAATAAACACCATCAATGAATTGCATTTGAGTAACTTTTAGAGCAACATAATAGTGTTCTACAGAAGGATATGTAATTCCTTTATGTTCAATTTTACAGGGATAAAAGTTTGAAAGGAAATAATAACGACCTCTAAAAGAATTGATATAACTCATAATTCTTATATGTTATAAAT